ACTTACATTCTTGTAATAGACGAGAATACCATTAGGACCTTCTCTGTTCCTAAAGTAGGACAGGTACATTGAAGGTGTGTTGTTGGGGTACCTATATTCCATAAGGGTTGTTGTTGTAATCTAACTGTGGGTAAGCACTAACATGGATATCATCAAACAATGAGGGGACATAACGATGCCGGAAGGAAACCCTATACCCATCATCATCAAAGGATTGTTGCTTTAGTTCGTTGTATGTACGAACAGGTCTCCATATGTAGGTAGGTTGTTTACGGTAGGTTCTACTCATAGTTGTTACCATACAGTAGTATAAGTAGTATCAGTAGTGACTGGATTGTTGAGACTCCGCTCCACTTCGTTCCGCTCCGTGTTGGCCTTGGAGGTACAATAAGTACTCACGGGATTCACTGGATTCAGTCCTTTACAACTGGTTAGTAGTGGTGAAGTAGATGAATGAACTCAGTGTGTGTCTTTTGGTCTTTGCTGTACCCTAGTGTTCATTAGTAAAAAGGGAAAGATTGAACAAGACAACTTGTTTGTCTTGGATGTCTTTCCCTCATCGAGTTTGGGGATCCACCTTTCCCCTCCCTCTATTAGGGGCCTACCTGCCTAAACCCAGGTAGGGACTGGCTTCTTACCGACCTTACCTCTAGCTATTTTACGTTGGTCTAGGGACATACCAAAGACGAGGTGATTGGTCGCTGCTTGAGGGTCATCAGAGAAGGCTTCTAGGAGGTCTGACCAGTCTTCTCTCTTCCTTAGGTTAACTGCTTCATAGGCAGAAATACCCATAGCATCTGTAAAGTACTTAACACCTTGAGCTAAGCAGTCAAGTCTGTCGTCGTGTTTAACGGCACCTTTCTCACGACACATACGACTCATCTGATAGAAGAGCATGTATAGGAGTCTGTCTTCTGGAGGAGCGTCTTTATTGGATGAGTAGTCCCATTCCACAACACCTCTATCCAATATCAGCCTATGCTGATTCATCACAGGTTCTAGGGCATCAATGATGCGGTCTTCCTTACGGACGTTAGCTCGAACTTCTTCTACGTCAATGGCTTGTTTAGTTTGTTGTAGGTGTTTCTTAAAGAGTTCACCGACGATACCATCACCGAAGTTAGTTTCGATGAGGAGCTTGGTAACGTTGTATTTCTTACAACCTCTAAGGATATCTAGGAGCGTGTCGTCTCCATAGCCGTCTTTGTAGGCTCGTACTTCATGGACATAGAGGAAGCCGTTACGTTGGGAGATGTAGACAGCTGCTGTTTCATCTGTACCACGACCTGAGGGGTCTACTGAGCAGATGGTCTCTGTGTAGGGTCCCCATTCACCTTGTAGGGCCATTGGTGAATAGAAGTAGTCCCTAGGTAAGCCTACGGTAGGTAGGTCTTTGATAACGTTCCTTGGGTCTGAGCACCACACAACAGCGTCTGGAGCCTGTGTAGGGTTGACTGCGGTGATGATGAGGTCTTCAAACTTAAGAGGAAACTTCTCAGCGTCACTGAGAGCTGTGTCTAGCTGGAACTGAAGTTGAAAGTTAGAGCGACCCATTGACGCTTCACGTTCCAACAGGTCTTCATGGGTAAAGCGGTCTGGGTCTGTGGGATCCCCAGGGGTAGCTCCCATCTCAATATCTTCAACGATATCCTGAGCTAGTAGGCCCTCGTACTGAGCCATCTTGTCTTTAGATGGGTACCTAGAGGGCCAGACAAACGGGCGATAGTTACGAGAGGCTAGTGTGCGATAAATCGTGAAGGTGGTTTGAGGAGTACCAAGGTAGAGGATTCGTGAGTCGTCCTTAGGGGTAAGGATAGACTCAGCTTCTGTACATAACTGCAAGAGCTTCTCCCTCATCATCTCAGTCATACTATTATTTGGCACCTCCACATCGTCTGCAAGGATAATGTCAGCACGACTACCAGTTAGCTGACCTCCTATTCCAACTGACTTAACAGACGGAGCTTGGTGAGGTGTACAGTTAACGTCAAAGGATATACGACTCCAGCGGGCGTTATCGTTCTTTGGTTGTAGGTGCCTTAGCCAAGGCGTCTCGATGATAAGCTTTTGTAGCCAGATGGATTGGTTATCAGCGCGTTCCTTGCTGGCACTTAGAATCATGATCTTCTTCTCTGGGTTGTTGAACAAGGTCCAGAGAACAAAAGCTCCTGCGAGCCATGACTTCCCAACGCCACGAAATGCGCTGATCATCAAGCGTTTAGGGCCGTATTGCAGGTAATCGCAGATAGCGTATTGAGCCCGAGTAGGGGCTGGTAGGCCAAGTTCAGCCCAGATAGCGGTAGCAAAGTACTTAAAGTCTTCCTTCAACAAAGTTAGTGAGTCTTGTCCCCCTCCAGAAGCTTCTGTGTGGCCTCTGTTTTTCAAGTTTGACATACGACTATAGAATGTATGGGTAAGGCGGCATCCTGAAGCCCAGAGGCCACGCATATGGCTTGCCTGATTCGCTCTACAACTTCGGATCGAATAAACTGCCTTGCTTTTACCTGTTGCCTTAGGGTATCCCCAAGTTCATCAATTTCTTCATCTGACCAGTAGGGGGCATTTAGCTCTTTCCTATAACGTCTTTCCAGGGCTATGGAAACAGCATGGGCTCTCTCCGGTATTGAAAACAGAGCCTGTGTGTTTAACAGCAGGTTACATTCTCTACAGCAGTCAACTGTGTCACCAATGCCGTTAGCCTTGTGGGGACGATTCGACCTTAGGTAGCAGATTGGTATAATGTGGTCCTTTGTGTTAGCGGGCATTCCGCAGTATGTACAAGTCATATACGATAGTGGATAAAGAGAGGCCCTACAGACGCTTGTAGAGTCCTCTCAGGCATCAATCAGCGAGCTTTACTCGTGGTTGAAGGTATGTATTGTGGATACGTTCGGTTCTACCGATACCTTCAGTGATCTCCCTAAGGACATGAGCAGGATCACCTTTCCTAATCCTCATCTCAGGGTCATAGGGGATCTTCAGTAGGGAACCGAAGTTAAGAGCAGCATTCTTGGTAGGGAAGAACCCATGACCTGTTTGTGCTCTACCTAGTGGGTTCTGACCGTTAACGTATTTGATCTTCAGGTTATCCATGAACCGCTCAAAGGCGTTACGCTCTTTGGTAGTTGGTTTAGGTTTAACTGGGATGATCTTTGGTGTTTGCAGTTTACTTTTACTTTGACTCATTTGATACCGAATATGCTAAGGAATTGCTTACCTCTAAATTTAGCTTCATTTTGAACTGCATGAACAGCACGAGCTACAGGTTTAATAGCTAAAACTTGTTTGTTAATCTGGTGCTGAACAGGGTTAAGAACTTGATTTGCCTTATTAACAGCTTTAATTGCAGTAGGTGTGTGTTTAACAGCGCCTCTGATTACCTGCTGATCTACTTTATTACGAACTGCAGTGGACAGAAGACCTGAACCAGCAGATACTGCAGCAAGTGGGAGTGTTGCGGGGGTAGGTGCAAGAGCTGCAAGACCGGTAGCACCAGATATGGCATCTAATACACCAGCTGCTTTACCACGGTTTGACTTAGAGGTGGCAGCTTCATGTGTACCAGCGATAGCACTATGACCATCAAAGACTGCACCCAATACAGGTAGTGCTGCACCAAACTTAGCTCCAGTCTTAAGCATATCAGCTGGGAAGTACTGAGCAACAGCTTGGAACTGTTCTTTAGTCATCCCCTCAGGTATGAGCGCAGGATCTAGGTTAGTTGGTATCCTCCAGCCACCATAGACAGCTAGACGGGCTCTTTCGTGGTTCTTATCACCAAAGAAAGCTGCAGCATCTCTGATTTCTCTAGGTGAACCCTGAAAGATGTCAAATGACTCAATAGGTGGTGCTTTATGACTATTCTGTAGGATGTTGTTAACGATTTGCCTACGAGGTTGCTCAATAGCAATACCACGAGCTGCGTCAATCTCTACAGTTTGAGCAGACTTAGTAGCATGTTCCACCCACTGATTAGCGTTATCATAGTCTGGAACGATAACACCTGGCCTTGATTCCTTTGATCCAAACGGGTGAGCACTAAGTTCAGTGATACCTGGGTTTAATTTCAGTACATCCCGTACTTTCTTACCATCATTGGTCTTACCTTTGAATGCTGTGCCTAAGTGGGTTCTAACATCAAAGGAAGTACCTAGTAGGTTATTCCTTGTATCACCTAGAGTGTGTCCAGTCTTATCCATAAGGTCAAGAGCCTTAGGACGTTCACTGACTGGCAGGTTCCTTGCACTACCAAAAATGTCCAAACCACGTTGGTGATGAATCTCATCCCACGGAACAGGTCGGTAATCTAGGAATGTTTGGCTTTCAAAATTAGATATAGCCTGTGCAGCTTTATCTGGCGGTAATCCTAACTCTTTAATTTTCTCTAGCACACGCATGATCTCATCGTCTGGTGTTTGAACGACGATGTTCTTTTGCCTACTAGTCTTACTACCAACTTCAGGGTCTAAATTAAATAGATCTACGATAGATTGCTTAAATTTAGCCCCCTCTTCCGTGTAACGGGGAGCGGACATGTACCTTAATGGATATGTTGTAAAATAAGATGTTCTCTAGGTGTCACCCCAAAGGTGGCTCTCATCCATTGGAGCCAATTGTTACTGCCTTTAGCCTGATTACACTTCTTGCAGGATGGAACAAGATTGCTTGTAAGAGTAGGTCCACCAAGACAACGTGGACGGACATGATCAAGGGTAAGTGATTCAGGGTCATAAGTAATACCACAATAGACACATTGACAATTAAAGTGCTCTTTGATTGCACGACGATGTAACCGCTTTGCTTCGGAACTAGTCATCGTTATTAGGTTGTGGAGGTAGTGTTCAGGTGTAGGCAGTAACGGAGTCATAAGGGTGCGGACTAGCGCCCGCTGGCGTACTTCTTACCAGTTCGGGGGCGTCTACGGTTAGCTGAGGGGCTTTCCAACCTTCCTCTATTGGGACCAGTGTGACTAGCGTCTTTACCGTCACCATTACCGTATGTGCCAAGCTTTCGATTGAGTTCGTTAGCTTCAGTACGAATCTTCAGACCTTTCTTTGTCTTGTTGTATTTAGCCTGTTGCTTGAGACGACGAGCCTTAGCAGCAGGGTTTTGTTTGTAGTAGTTAGACGTACTTCCTGCCATAAAGCCTCGTTTGGACTAGTTCAGGGTCTACCTTTGGCATGATGGATGCGAGCTTATCGAGAGGGTTCCCGTCATACGCAACGCCTGAGATATCATTCTTGGCTAGCCAGTCACACGCTGCCTTGAGGTCTTGCGTAGAGGCTTCACCAGATTTGATGCGATTGAGGAGTTCCTGAGTTACGATGTTATGTAGCTCATTGAACATATCCTCACTTGCTTTCTTTTTTGTCATTGAATTGTTCCAATACGTCTTTAACAAGCTCTGTGTATTCAGTTAGGGTTATAGCTTTCTTATCCAGTAGCTTGTCTAGGACATTGATGTAGCTTTCAGCTTTGGCGACAGCAAATAGTCTCTTACAGTTACCAGTAGGTGGTCCACCAAAGGGAATGTGAACGCCTAGCCCTACGGACCACCCAGTCTGTTCGTTGTAGACGTTGGAGTTGATGTAGGTATCATTGACATTGTTATCAGTGACATTACCTGTAGTGCTCGGCTCAGATTTAGAGTCGTCATCAACTTGGTCACGAATACGCCCACCAAACCAAAGAGAAGGTCTATCACCAGCCGTCTCAGAGCAGTTAATGCCTGATGGGGTGATGATAGACACAGTAGGACCCACTGAACGGGAGCGATCAATGTCAATTGCTTCCGAGTAGGCAGGTAGTGGTAAGAGAAGAGCCATCGCTAGGATGGCACGTTTCATTAGTTAATACGGATATAGTAGTTAACTGAGTAAGTTTTAGGACGGGTTTCAGTGTCACCGCCACCGTTAATAACGACGTTGTGGGCGTGGGCTCCTTCAGTAGAAGTCCAAGGGTGTAGCCAGCCAGCTTCGTTTCGCCACGCTCCAGTAACACCGTTGGCTGCAGTACCACCACCCCAAGGAATATCAGTTTGATGCCAATGCTGACCACCCTCCATGTGCCGGTGGGAGCCATCGGTGCCAGTGGTTCCAGAGAAACCATTCTTAGGTCGTGCAGTATTATCCTCTTGGAAGGCTGCAAGTGTGCCACCATTCCAAGCAGTATTACCAGCGTTCTGCCCAGCCATTCGCAGGTAAGCACCACGAAGGTCAGGGACGGTAGTACGCGAAGTTATTTGAGCATACTTAGAACCAGATACATCTCTACCGTCAGCTAGACACCACTTAGCTTGATCAGTAACAGAAAGCTGTGCCTTAAACTGAGGTTCAGTTAGGATTGACTGTTGAACAGTACCAACTAAGAAAGTATCTGCAACGGTAACTGCAGCTGCTGCTGCTTTGTTAACCCACTTGTTGTTCTCATAGACCAATCCGTGACCATTAACAGGCGCAGTGATTGTTACATCAGTAAGCCCTGCAAGATTAGAGGCAGGAAGGCTATACTCCCAGATATTCTTAGTGGTGTTGAAGACAAGCGTTTCACCATTGGCTGGTAAGCGTGCATGGTCAACATCAGCCAGAGCTTCAACGGTAATGTTCAGTTCTTGCTTCCAAGGGTTAGTTGCAAGACCACCGACGCTAGTCGTTACGGTTGCAGGTTTTACAGCATTTTGAACCAACTGCCAACCAAGAACACCCAGCCAGCCATCAGTTCCATCCTTATCAACAACAACAAGGAAACCAGTGGCACTAGTGATTACAGTACCAGCAAGGAAACCAGAAGGGACGGTGTAAGGAAGCGTCTCTGAACAAGTCCAAGCGTAGAAGTCACCAACATTCCAAGCACCAGGAACACCACCAGTGAATGTATTTAGGCTGGTATTACCGGGAACGACTGCACCAAAGTTGGCGTTACTTCTTTGGGTTGCTAGAGTAACGGTAGTAGTGGTAATAGGCGTATTAGGTTCAACACCAGCAGGAACGGATGCAGTGGCTAGCCAGATGTTATTCTTATGGAGAACAAGGGAGTTCTGTGGATAGGAGACGGTATTCTTCCATTCACCCATACCACCAAACTTATTGGGAACCCACTTACTACCATTCCAAGCGATACCATCGCCTTGGTCAGGGATAGCGTTGATTTCTACGTCACCAATATCAGACAGGAACTCAACAGACGCCCTAACAGTAGGAGTGTTCTTCCAGACGTTATTAGCACCATCATAGACAAGGAAGTGCCCATCAACGAGTGGCGTGAATCTAGCATCCTGAAGGTCACCGAATTTAATCCCAGCCTTTGCTACTGCAGCGGGACTATTGACTTTCCACGTTGTATCAGCGGCATTGTAAGACAGAATGTCCTTATCTGCTAAGGCAGTCGTATCTGCTTTAGTATCGGCCTTTACATTAGCCAGGTCATCAAGGTTAATACCACTCGACTCAAACTTAGTCGTAAGGGAATTATATTTGAGGTAAGGTAGTGCTGCTGCAACATTAGTGGTGTCTACATTCAGCAGATCACCAATGTTATAAGTAGGGGTGATATTGGACCACTTAGAACCTACAGCATCAGGGGCTACATCACCAGTGACAATAGCTTGTTGTGAGCGGTAGAGCTTACCATTATGGAAGACAAGGGTCTGTGTTTCCCACGATTGATCAGCCCAAGTCTTAAAGCTGCCTACGCCTTCCCAGCGTAGCTTCGACATAAGGTCAGATGGAACGTGGACATACTTAGTGCCATCACTTTGAATCCAGTCACCCACCTGAAGGGTAGTTGTAAAACCGCCACCATTGCTAAAGTCAGCGGGGACAAGAGCTGTACTAGCAGCACCTGTCCAAGTCCAGTAGAAACCTTTG